ACGGTGCGGTGCAGTTTCCCACCAAGGTCCAGATTTCGCATGTCGAATCCTTTCGTCGTCCAGGTCGGACAAAGAGATCATGGCCGAGCGGCGAACGCCACCCACGACCACAACCTCGCCAATTTTGCACATCAGATCATGGCACTCCAGGGTGTTTAGCTTTCGTCCCTGAGCGTTCTTGAAGGTGTTAACCGCGAACGAGAATAGGTCCACGAGGGGTCCCGGTCCGCTAGCTCTGCCCCCGAAGGTTTTGAGTCTGGCGCCGGCTGGTCGGATCTTGCTGACGTCCCACTTAGGTACTTCGCCAGCGTATAGATGCGCGATAAGGAGCCGGAGGGCTTTTGCCCACCCTTCTTTTGAGTCGTGGACAGCGATAACATGTTCGCTTTCAAAAAGCTTTTCCGGCACGTCGGGCAGCTGAGAAGTGTATTTAGATTCAACGCTGAACCCGACGCCAGTACCGCAGAGCAGGATGAACATAGCTTCATCGAAAGACTTCGGGTCGTCGACGGGGAGATACGAACAATTGTAGATACAGGTGTTGTCACGGTCTGCGCTCCTTCCGGCTGTCATCATGGCGCGCATCGAGGGCATGACCTTCATGTCGTAGATTGCCTTGTAGATGCGATCCTTGAGTTCTGTGTTGTCCTTAATCGCCGGCGTGCGCGAGAAGACGTAGTCAACGTACCGCGCCACGGTCTCGCCCCACTGCTCGCGTCGACCTTTGTCGTCGATGAATCGGGCGTAACGGCTGGCTGCAATGTATTCTTGGTATTGATCCATGGTTCTTTTCTTGGTGTGTTAGGGAAAAACTGCCGGCGGTACTCTGCCGGCAGCCGGTGCAAAACAACTTACTTTACTGCGCTCTTCTTTTTCTTTGCCGCCTTCTTAGCCGGTTTTACAGGGGTTGGCTGTTGCAAACTATCAAACCACTTAACAGCCGGGTACACATCGTCCACCTTCACGGGAACACTAAGTGCCTTCTGAACGAACTCTATGCTCTTCTCCACATACTCTTGCATGACCTGCATTTGTTTTATTGACTCCTTTGCGTTGAAGTCGCTGATGAAGTATGTGACCTTGTTCTCTCCGTCCCCGAAGGTTAGGTTAAGGTAGAAGTCATCACCATTTGAAAGTTCACCCTTCACCGCGGCGAAAGAGTGATCCTTTGAAAAGAACTTTGAAATGTCTAGCACATCTGCTTTTGCCATTTTATTTCTCCTGTTAAGCAAAGTCTTCGGCTGCAGACGATCCACCGCCTAACTTCTCGCCGTCACGCAACTTTTGAACGTTGTTAAGACCGCAGGCGATGCCCTTGGATCCCTTGTTGTCGTACGCGTAGAATGAGATAGACGCACGACCGTAGCAGCCTGAGTAGAACTCCGACCGATCCAAGATTGGGTTGCAGTCAGCATCAACCACACCCGGGCGATTCCATGTATTAGCGTTGATAAAGTAGCAGTTCTTGTAAGCAGGATCTTCCGGCTTCTCAAGGTCACCATCACGCAGACCACCCTTCAGAACCGCGGGGATCTTGCCGCCAAACTTGGTTTCCTTACCCTCTTCCTTAGCTGCGTCGATGCCTTTTTTTGTCAGGTTAACAGCCTCCGTGTTGTTCTTCGGGATTAGGATAGACACAGACCACTTGTCACGGCCTTGATCGTCCTTAACCGCGTCAAACACATGCTCATACGAGAAACGAACCTCGCCAATCACTACCTTAGTTTCTTTTTTTGTTGCCATTCTAGGCTCCTGTTTAACGAATAGGCCACATTTACCGGCGTGACCTTTCCCGGTTACTGCTAATCTTGCTTGCCACTCATCTCAATGGAGTCAATTATAAGGCCAATCTGCCCGATTGTATAGCCCACGAATGCGATCGCCATGCCAATCCGGTGACCCTTGAAGTATGAGAACGTGGTGAATATGTACATCAGACCCACCAAGCCCAAGAAAAAATGTGGGCTCATCGCGCCTCTACCTCTTGTATGCGACGGCCGATCCACGCCATCACCGGAACCGCCATGGAGTTGCCCAACGCCTTGTACCTCGGACCGTCTGGTGACTCGTCAGACTTTCTCCACGGTATGTTGGTGTAGTTGTCAGGGAAGCCTTGCAGTCGCTCGCACTCTACTGGCGTCAGGCGGCGGACGGCCATGTTGGTCTGCATCGGTTGCATTACTTTGGGGCCGCTGGTGTTAGAGCCCCCGCAGGCCTCTGTAAGTGTGGCGGCCGTATTCCCATCGATTGTTTGGTTGTACACATCGACCGCTACAGCGGGCGGGTTGTTGCCACCATGACCGCCAAGTTTTAACGTTGGTGATACATTTTCTTGGCAATCGGGAACGCTCATGTTAGATGAGAAACAGATTGGCTGAGCCACGCCGTGCACGCCCGTGGCGTTCAGCGTGTACATAGGACCGCCAACGGTGAACCCGTCCCCGTTCCCACCATTATGTGGCTGACGACCGATCGTGTTCTCCGCGAGCGCGATAGGCTGAACCACCGCGTGCGTGGTTCGTATGTCGCCCTGGTCAAACAGGTTGATCGTGTTGGACACCTCACCGTCGACCCATGTCTCGTCATCGTCCGCGCTTTGGGCTCTCTTGGACTTGCGGTACGGTATCGGCCCCAAAGCAATCGGAACGTTACCCCCGCCGGTTCCCCACCTTGAGGTCACCGTTTGGCAGACATCTCCCATCTCCTTCACCCTTGAGTCAACCGGGTGCGTCTCGTAAACCGTCTGAGCCACCGGTATGTAGTGTTGCCCGTCTACCTCTGGGGCTCCCATAGCCTCTGGTCCCTTTGCGGTTAACGCGCCAACAATGTGTGGCACTAGCCTGCCTGTGTAGGCATCCTGACCTGAGTATGCTCCAGGGTGTGTGTCGGCGCACAGGGTTCCAACTGTTCTTTGAATGCCTCGCTCATCAACGCCTGATGCGTTGAGCGTATACATCGGACCGCCTTCGGTGAATCCATCTCCATTGCCGCCGTTGTGTGGTTGGCGACCGATGGTGTTCTCCGCCAAGGCAATTGGTTGCATCAAATAGTTTGTTTGCTTCATGCCAGCAGATGCAGCCAAAGCTCCAACAATTGATCCATCGCCATTGATGTAACGAACCTCATCCCTTGTGTTTTGTTGGAATGCTACTGGTTGCAACACGGGCGTTTGACCTTCGTTGCAATCGCTATTCATGCCTTTGTGCATGCGCGCGGTTAAGGTGTTTCTGAGTGTGTAAGGCTGACCGACTTCAGAGCCTGATGCAAAGCTGGGGGTAGTTTTTTCCCTCTTTTCTCTGCTCGGCGGATTATCCCGGCGCAGGCTTTCTGGCTCAAAAAGAACCTCGGCGGCAGGTCGCCAGTCTCCAAAATATCCGACAACGAACACACGACGGCGTCGCTGGGCCACTCCGAAGTACTGAGCGTCAAGAACTCTGTATGCGAACCCATACCCGAGTTCTGCCACCGCCCCGAGGAAGGAACCAAAGTCCCGTCCACCGCCTGAACTGAGGACACCTGGCACGTTCTCCCAAACGAACCACTTGGGTTTAAAGTGGTCAAGTATTCCACAATAGACGAGGGCAAGGTTACCGCGGGGGTCTTCGAGACCCTTGCGGAGACCCGCGACTGAGAACGATTGGCAGGGGGTTCCTCCAACGAGAAGGTCAACTGTTCCAAGATTCCACTCCTTATACTTTGTCATGTCACCGAAGTTGGTGACGTTGGGGTAATGATGCTTAAGAACCTCCGACGGGAACTTCTCAATGTCTGAGAATCCTACGGGGTTCCAACCGAGTGGGTGCCAGGCGACTGTTGCCGCCTCAATCCCACTGCAAACGCTTAGATAGTTCACCTAAAATCCTCCTGAGCTGAGTTGTCGTCCTTGACTAACCTTGGTGTTCCCTCGGGCTTGATGATGAGCGAAGACAGCAACCCAACGACCTTACCCTTGGTGCCTAGCTTCTCTAGCTTTGCAATAGATTTAAGCGAGGCGGGTTCCATTATATCCTCCTCCTTGAACCCCTTGTCAAGTAGCACCACCTTGGCCAAGGTTTCGTCGCTTATCTTTCGGTTTGTTTTGGATGGTGCGAGCTTGTACCCCCGTGGTGTGTTGCCCGTGCTAATTGCCCGTTCGGTAAAGAAAGCCTCAAGATCGCTAACATACGACTTCAAATGCCCCGATCGGGAAAACGCCAACTCCAACTCATCCTCAGAGAGGAGCGCGGGCTCACGGAACTCTAGGGACGCTAACTCATTAACAAAGTCTGAGCGCGCCCTACATGTGGCCTTGGCGCGGCAGAATTGGCAGTGATCACCCGCTATGAACTCGCCTGAGCCCGACCACGCCTTTTTGGCTTTTGGCTTGACGAAGTAGTTCGCCCAGTCGACGAGCTTCGCGATCGAGGTGCCGTCGCTTGTGATGCTGTCGAGGCGGGGCTGGACGATGGTGTACTCGACTTCTTTGATTTCCGGGTACTCGTCTTTGAACTTGCTCCAGGCGCCGAGCGCGTAGAGCCTGAGCTGCGAGTTGTCCTTGGCTTCGACGGGGATGCCTTTGCCGAACTTGAGGTCGATGACTCTAACCTTGTGCTTCGACAGTACCACGACATCAGCAGTACCAAATCCGTCAGGAGCCCAGTCAGAATAATCCACGCGTTGCTCAAATAGCGGAGTATCCCCCTCACCAATTTGGCTGCGTACATATAGCACATAGTTATCGACATACTCTTCAAACTCCTCATTGTAGTAGGGGGTGGCCTTGATGATATCGCACTCTCGGGAGTACTCCTCAAAACCTATTTGGCCGTAGTGGTGGCGAAGTTTCACCTCAGCCAATGAGTGCGCCATGGTGCCCTCTTGGCTGTAGTCAAAACTTCCGGCGGGTTTCTTTAGTTCAGGCAGCGTCGCCTCAAGGCGAGCCGATGGTGTGCAAGTCAGCCAACGCTTGGACGCGGAGGCGGATAGAACGGCGTGTGCGGTCATTTCTGTTTTCCTGTTTTCACGGTTTTATTGTACTACTACTAATACAAAACGGGACAGCTTTTTTGGCTGTCCCGTTTAATAGTTGACTAATTTATTAAGGTATTCTTTAGCTCCGCAAGGCTATTCTTTAGCTCCCTTTAATTTGGCGATCAGATCGTTGACAGCCCCGGTAAAGTCAACCACAACGTCGGCCTTAACATCGATCTTCTGCTCGCGCGTCTCCTTGTAGTCTTGTGGGAACTGCCCCCGGAGTGCGATCTCAGCGATCCGGGAGTTGAACGCCTTGTTGCCCACATTGGCTAGCATCTCACGCTCCCAAAACGCTTGAGAGTGCACCAAGGCCACGCCAAGTGCGTCCGCGAACTCTGGGTACTTCTTCTTCCAATTCTCAGCCACATCCTTGGATATGCCAAGTTCAGACCACATCATCTTTTGGGATGCGCCCTGCTTGCCCATCTCTATGAGCTTGTCACACATATCCGGCGTGAACGCGTACTTTTGCTTTGTTGCCATTATTTTTTAGCGGTCTTAGCCGACTCCTTGAAAGCCTTGGCGGTGGGCGCGCCCTTTTGCCCGGGTTGGCGCATCTTCTCGCCTGAGCCCTTGGCTATGCGCTCGCGCTTGGCTGCGATGTTGGCATAAAGACCGGGTTTGGATGGGGTAGCCATTATTTTTTCTTAACCTTTCCGCCGGACTTTTTCTTGTCCATGCCCATGAGCTCGGCCAGGGTTTTGCCCGATCCTCTGACGCCCTCTTTCTTGGGTGGCGACATGGGGTTAAACGGGCGCACCGGCGCGGGCATGATCGTGCCCTCTGGCTTGGGTGGCGTTCCGCCTCCGGCCATCTTGGGTAGTTTCTTGAAACCTTCCATGGTTTCCCTTTCTGTGGAAATCTGTGCTTGGAAAAAAGGGGCGTCTCCCGACGTGCCCTACCTCCACTTATGCAAAATCCAACCCTTTACGGCCCCAAAGAATTTTCTTGATTTTTTGATAATGCCGGGGTTTGGATCGGCCGCCTTGACGGTGCCCAAAGCCTGGTTGATCAGGACCTTGGTCATGGCAGAGGCTCGTTCGACACGCTGGGCCTCCTTGACGGGGTCCTTCATGGGCTTCATCTGCTTTGCTAACAGTCTTCTCATCTCACGGTTCATAGCTTCTCTTCCTTTATCAGTCTTTCAAATAACTCAAACGCGAGCTCTCCACGAATTTGGATCATCTGCTTTATCCCCAGCAACGCGTTAGCCATTTCCTCAACGTCAACCTCTCCCTGGCGGTCGTAGTAGTACTTGAATAAAGTCTCCACGTCTTGATCGGAACCCCACAGGCGCATGATCGCGTCCTCAAGATCAAACCTTGTTTTGCTTAGTTTTTTTACTGGTCTCACTTAAACCCTCCTCTTTAATTGCTTGGAACAGCCCATCAAACGAATGATCCAACCTTGCTTTTATCTTGTCTATCTCAGTGGAGATGTGGTGGATCATGTTTTCCACATCTTGTGGGTTAGCCTCTGGAGCCCCGAACGACATCACGCGAACGGCGCTTGCAAAAACTTCTAGATCAATGCAGATGTTTTCAAGCTGGCTTAGTTTATCGTAGTGCTTCATACTCCCATCTCCTTGCGTATGAGCTCAAGCGCTCTTTTCAAATGGTACCTCCAATACTTTTCAGTAACGTCAAGATCCGCGGAAGTGTTCCCCATCAGGAACGCTTCAACAACCTCACGCTGCTTGACCGGCATCTTACTCTCCATAATCCTGCGTATGTCTATCAAATCTTCGTGCGTCCAAGGAACCCAACCCTCAGCGCTCGTCGACGTTATCCCCTCCACGTCCTCCTGCTCCATCAAGTCCGGCTCTTCGTCCGACAGCCGCGGGGCGGCGCAGTTTACTTTATATTTTGTGATGATCATGGTAGTTAAATAGTGCGGCTGAAAAAACATTCCCCATGCCAGCCGCGAGCGAGAGCATGAGCCCCCTCGGAACGGGTTGGGGCTCTGATATGAATCTTGTGTCTCGCTCTGTTCTGTTCTTTATCTCCGGTATCTCTCCCTTTTTTATGCTGTCCAACAGCAGACATGTCTCCAACAACCCGCTCGCGCCCATGGTGTGCCCGATGCGTGGCTTGTACGATGTGGCGATGAAGTCATCGAAGAGGCCCTCAATCGCGGCTCGCTCTGACTGGTTGTTCATCCCGGTGCCGGTGCCGTGTGTTTTTATCAGCGCGACCTCCGATGGGCTACGATCCCCTAGGGCGCCCAGTATAGCCCTCGTGTAGCCCTGCCCGTCCTCGAGCTGGCCTATGGGGTTGGCGTTGTGCTCCGAGGCCGTGTAGGC